AATTGTAGTAGAAAAAAGCCGCACCATCTATGAAAACATGATGGATGAAGAAGAACTTGGCGAAGCCAAAGACGAAGACCTTGACGAGTCTGAAGAAGAATTAGACGAAGCTATGGACCAAGACCTTGACGAAACTCTTGGTGGCGACCAAGCTGACGATCTTATTGATGATGTTGAAGTTGAAGAAGAAGGCATGAGCATGGAAGGCGAAGAGTCTGACATGGGAGATGTTGACACCGAGGAAGGTGGCGAAGAAGGATTAGAAGATCGTGTAGTTGATCTTGAAGATAAACTAGACGAACTAATGGCAGAATTTGAAGCTCTTATGGGCGACGAAGCTGGCGAAGGCCACATGGACGGCGAAGAAATTGCAGACATGTCTGCTGATGACATGGGCGATGGCATGAGTGGCGAAGAAGAAATTGACGACACTGAGTTTGAAACTGAAGGCATGTTCAACGAAAACGTTAGTTTAAAAGCTGTTGCCAAGCCAAACAACACAGAAGAAGCCAGCCAAAAGAAAAGCCCAGTAGCCGCTAACAGTGGTGCACGTGGCGCAATGGCTCGACCAGTACACACCGGTGCCAACGAAGGTGGCAAGCATGACAGTCCAGCTTACAAAAACTCTACTAAAGAGTTGATTGGTAAAGTTGGTAACACACCTGCACAAAGCACACAGAAACCTACACCAGCTACTAAGCCACAATTGGGCCAGGCTGCCGGTGTTAATAACAAAGCTGTTATTCAATAAGAGTGCTAGGTAAATGGCTCTTTACTTAAAAGAAAACTTGACCTTTGATGCTGCCCGCATGATTGTGGAAGGCACCGACGGCAAGGATCTTTACATGAAAGGTATATGCATACAAGGCGGCGTGCGTAATGCCAACGAGCGTATATACCCTGTTGATGAAATTGAGAGAGCAGTTAAAACTTTAAACGAACAACTTAACACAGGACACTCAGTTCTTGGTGAAGTTGATCACCCCGATGATTTAAAAGTTAATCTAGATCGAGTAAGCCATATGATCACAGAAATGTGGATGGATGGTCCCAATGGATTTGGAAAACTTAAAATATTGCCTACCCCAATGGGTCAGCTGGTTAAAACCATGCTGGAAAGTGGTGTAAAATTAGGCGTTTCAAGCCGAGGTAGCGGTAACGTTAACGAAGCAAACGGACATGTCAGTGACTTTGAAATAGTCACTGTGGATGTGGTTGCCCAGCCCAGTGCCCCAAATGCATACCCCAAAGCCATTTACGAAGGCTTGATGAATATGAAATATGGACATCGTGTACTAGAAATAGCTCGCGACGCTGGCCAGGACAACAAAGTACAGAGATATTTGAAGAGTGAAGTCGTAAAACTCATCAAAGATCTCAAGATCTAAGGAGAAATTGATGCTAGACGCAATCAAACCATTGCTAGATAGCGACCTGATCAACGAGGAAACTCGCACTGCGATTTCAGAAGCTTGGGAAACCAAGATGACTGAGGCTCGCGAACAGGTCCGTGCAGAACTCCGCGAAGAGTTTGCACATCGCTATGAGCATGACAAAAACAACATGGTAGAAGCTCTAGATCGCATGGTAACAGAAGGTCTCACCGCAGAGATCCAAGCAGTGGCAGCCGAAAAGAAGTCACTGGTTGAAGATCGCGTTAAATTCCAGGCTAAGATTAAAGAAGATACAACAAAGTTTAACAACTTTATGGTAGCTAAATTAGCTGAAGAAATTGGCGAACTACGCAAAGACCGCAAGCAACACAACGAAGGTCTAGCAAAACTAGAAAAATTTGTGGTGCAAGCACTTGCCGAAGAAATTACAGAATTTGCACAAGACAAGAAAGACTTGGTGGAAACCAAAGTTCGTCTAGTCAGCGAAGCACGTAATAAACTCGAGAGTTTGAAAGCACGTTTCATAAAGGAAAGTGCTGGAAAAATGAGCAAGGCTGTAAGCCAGCATCTCAAGCAAGAACTTACTCAATTGCACGAAGACATTAAAATTGCTCGCGAGAACAATTTTGGTCGACGTATTTTTGAAGCGTATGCCGCTGAATTTGGTAATACTCACCTCAATGAGAATGCCGAAGTCCGCAAGCTTAACCAAGCTATTACGCAAAAAAATAAGCAGTTAAGTGAAGCTACAAAGATTGTACAAAAGGCCAAAACCTTAGTAGAATCTAAAGAGCGTGAAATTAATATGATTAAAGAATCCAATGTACGTGCAAACGTAATGGAAGAATTGCTTGGACCTCTTAATGAGCAAAAGCGTTCGGTCATGAAAAATCTTTTAGAAAGCGTACAGACATCTCGTCTAAAAGGCGCCTACGAAAAGTACTTACCAGCAGTATTAGCTGACACAGCACCAAAAGCCCACAAGGTAATTAGTGAAAGTGTACGCGAAGTAACTGGTGATAAAACCGTGCCAGCCGCGCAACAAGTAGAAGATCGCAGTAATGTGATTGATCTCAAGCGCCTGGCTGGTCTATAATAGAAAGAAAAGGGGACATAAATGTCACAAGAACTATTAGAAAGCCGTTGGGACGAGACCAAAGAAGCCCTTATGGAAGGCCTCAAAGGCAATCGTCGCAACTCAATGAGTGTTATCTTAGAAAACACTCGCAAGTACCTGAAAGAGAATGCCAGCGCTGGTTCTACTGTTTCTGGTAATATCGCTACGCTGAATCGTGTTATTCTGCCGGTGATTCGACGTGTTATGCCAACTGTTATTGCCAACGAAATTGTTGGTGTACAGCCCATGACAGGTCCTGTAGGTCAGATTCACACTCTACGTGTGCGTTATGCATCTACAATGACAGACCAAACAGCAGCCGCTACTTCTGTAGTTGCTGGTGAAGAAGCATTGTCACCATTCAAGATCGCTGTTGCATACTCTGCTGGCGCTCGCGGTGCTGATAACGCTGCCACTACACAAACTGCCGCCCAAGGTTACGCTGGTTCGCCAACTGCTACCATGGAAGGTAACGGTGGTCGTCAGATCTCTGTACAGATCTTGAAACAAGCTGTTGAAGCCAAGACTCGCAAATTGCAAGCTCGTTGGACTTTTGAAGCTGCTCAAGACGCACAAGCCATGCATGGTATCGACGTTGAAGCAGAAATTATGGCTGCTTTGGCACAAGAAATTACTGCTGAAATTGACCAAGAGATCCTATTGAGCTTGCGCTCATTGGCTCAGACTGAGTTCACATACAACCAGGCTACCGTTTCAGGTACAGCTACATTCGTTGGTGACGAGCATGCCGCATTGGCAGTTCTAGTTAACCGTGTTGCTAACTTGATCGCTCAACGCACACGTCGTGGCGCAGGTAACTGGGCTGTTGTTTCTCCAGCATCTTTGACAGTATTGCAATCTGCTACAACTAGCGCATTTGCACGTACTACAGAAGGTACATTTGAAGCTCCTACAAACACCAAGTTTGTTGGTACATTGAACGGCGCTATGCGTGTGTTCGTTGACTCTTATGCATCTGACTCAACACCTGTGTTGGTTGGTTACAAAGGTTCAAGCGAAGCTGACGCAGCCGCTTTCTACTGCCCATACATTCCTTTGATGAGCAGTGGTGTTGTACTTGATCCAACTACATTTGAACCAGTGGTGTCATTTATGACTCGTTATGGTTACATTGAGTTGACAAACACTGCATCTTCATTCGGTAACGCCGGTGACTATGTTGGTGAGATCGCTGTATCTAACTTGTCTTTCTCTTAATCAGAGATTGTACCAAACAAGAACCCGCTTCGGCGGGTTTTTTGTTGGATTAAATACATTATGCCCAATACATTTTATACTCCACCAGGATACTCTGGTTCGGCGCAGTTAACTGCATCAACTGGACTTAACATCAATGCCCAGGGTCGTTGGCGATTTAGTCAACAAGGTTATAATGATAGAATTACTTTTGGATTAAGCCTTGGTTGGCCAGACACAGCATATAACGGTGAATTTGATTATGGATCACCAGGTGCACAAGTTAAACCACTGAGTGGAGGACTATTAAGTTTGTCAGCAACAAACTGGACTATTCCAGTAATTGGCAACACTTTACAAAGCTACACAGATCCAGACACATTAATAACATATCCAGCAACTCAATGTCGAATTCAAATACAGGGACAATGGCAGGTTACTCGTCAACAAAATAGCAACAGCTATAACAGCTTTGGTGTAATCTATGATGGATTAACTGAGACTGATCTGGGCAGTAGAATATCAAAGCCCAATTTGTTATCTTACAATACA